CACTGGAGTACACAGAATGACTTTATATCAACGCTGGCTTGATGCCAAAAAATTGGAAGTTGCTGCGGTGGCCGAGCGCCGCGAACTTGAAGACCTGATTAGCAAAGAACTTGCAGTTCCTAAAGATTTGGATAGCACACTTCATTGCGAGGCTGAAGGTTACAAAATCAAGTTGGAAGGCCGTATCAATAAGAAGATTGACGCCGACAAGCTGCAAATGCTTGCTGCTGAAGCTGGTTTGTCTGAACACTTGTCCAGCCTCTTTCGCTGGAAGCCTGAAATCAATGCAAAGGTTTGGAATGCGGCTGCTGACGCTGTAACCCAGCCCTTGCTTGGTGCAATTACGTCTACACCTGGACGCCCCACTTTCACAATTACTAAGGAATAATCATGGCTTTTTTAGACGAAGAATTTAGCGTAGACACGCTGCCCGTTGGCAACAACAACTTTGAACCATTGCCCGAAGGTTGGTACAACGCCACTATCACGGGCGCTGAGGTCAAGGAAACCAAAGCGGGTGATGGCAAGTACATCGCCTGCAAGTACACCATAACTGGCCCGAGCCATCAAGGGCGGGTGGTGTTTGGCAACCTTAACATCAAGAACGCCAGCACTAAGGCCGAGGAGATCGGACGCCAGCAGCTAGGCGAAATTATGCGTGCCATTGGTTTGGCCAAAGTGTCGGACACCGACCAATTGATTGGTGGAAACCTTGGCATTAAATTGTCGGTGCGAACGGGTGATTACGCTGGCAACGAGATTAAAGGCTATCGCGCTTTAGGTGACCCTTCACGAAATGTGTCTGTACCGTTTAAGTCTGTAGTACCAAGCGCTGCGCCTGCCAAGGCTGCACCACCTTGGGCTAAGAAGTAAGACAAAAAAAGACCCCGCTTTTTAACGGCGGGGCTAACTACTCAACAGGAGAGAACCATGCAGATTCCCGAGCCAGAGGTTACCATAACTTCACTTATTGATAAAGCGCACGAAGCACGTTTAGAGAAGCCACGCGCCCATATGGGGGTTAGCACTTTAGGCCACCACTGTGAACGTTGGATGTGGTTGAGCTTTCGCTGGGCGGTGCAAGAACAATTCAAGGGCCGGATACTGCGCTTGTTTAGGCGTGGCAACAATGAGGAAGCCACGATTGTCAGCGACCTGCGGGCCATTGGCATGAGCGTATCAGGCACCCAGCGCAAGGTTGATTTTGGAAGCCATGTGTCTGGCAGTCTGGACGGCATCGGCAAGGGGGTGCCTGGGGCAATCAAGACTGAACACGTTTTGGAGTTCAAGACCCACAGTCTCAAGAGCTTCAACGACCTAGAGAAAAATGGCGTAGCCAAGAGCAAACCCATGCATTTCACCCAGTGCCAGGTGTACATGCACGGCACCGACCTAAAACGCGCCTTGTATGTGGCTATCTGCAAAGACGATGACCGCATTTACACCGAACGGCTGGAGTACGACCGAGACCATGCCATCAACAATCGACAAGGGCCAAAGGCTGGCGCTGACAGACCGCCTGCCACCACCTATCAGCACCGACCCAACATGGTTTGAATGCAAGATGTGTGCTGGTCATGACTTCTGTCACGGTAGCAAGACCACCAAAGAGGTCAACTGCCGCACCTGCGTCCATATTACGCCATTGTCTGATTCAACTTGGCACTGCGCCAAATGGGATGCCATTGTGCCAACTGACGCGCAGCATATTGGCTGTGAAAGCCATGTCATTCACCCCGATCTGGTGCCGTGGAAGCGCTTGGAAAGCCCTAGCGATTGGGTTGCAGTCTATGAGATAAATGGCCTTGGTTTGGCTAATGGTGAGCCTGGTGAGGGCGTGTACGGTAGTAAAGAATTGCTTGCTAATGCTGCGGCTTGCTCTGACACTACTGTAAATAAAATCAGGGCTGAGTGGGACGGGAGGGTGGTGGGATGAACCCCCAAATTCCAACAAAGCCGTGCGTTGTATGCGGCGTTAAAACAAACGAAACACAATCCATCATTGGAATTGCACACTACAAATGTTTTGCAAAACCGGAACCACCAAAACCAATTTGCGATAAGTTGGCGGTGTGTCAATTAAAGATGTCGCCAAGTTGCCCTGTTGGGGTATGTAGATTGAAGGCTATCCATGCTCCGTGACTACCAAACCCGCACCATAACCGAACTCTACGCATGGTTTGAAGCAGGCAATGAGGGCAACCCTTGCCTGGTTCTGCCCACCGGATCAGGCAAGTCTCACATTATTGCTGCACTATGCAAAGACGCGCTGCAATCGTGGCCTGAGACTCGCATTCTGATGCTCACGCATGTCAGAGAATTAATCAGCCAGAACGCTGAAAAGATGCGCCAGCACTGGCCTAACGCACCGCTTGGCATTTACAGTGCAGGGCTTGGGCGCAAGGACTTAGGCGAGCCGATTACTTTCGCAGGCATTCAGTCAGTCAGAACTAAGGCCAGCCAAATTGGACATGTTGATTTGGTTATCATAGATGAGGCTCACTTGGTGAGCCACAAGGATGAGGGTGGATACCGCACTTTGCTTGCCGAACTGAGTGCCATCAATCCGAACCTGCGGATCGTGGGGCTAACCGCCAGCCCCTATCGTCTAGGGCATGGTTACATCACCGACAAACCCGCCATCTTTGATGCGCTGATCGAGCCAGTAAGCATAGAGGAATTGATTTTCAAGGGCTATCTATCAACCTTGCGAAGCAAGCTAACCGTCACCAAACTAGAAGTGGACGGTGTGCATAAGCGGGGCGGGGAATATATCGAGGCCGAATTACAGGCAGCGGTAGACACCAAGGACAAGAATGCAAAAGTTGTGCGCGAGATCATAAATCTTTCTACAGAAAGAAAATCATGGTTAATATTTTGTGCTGGTGTCCAACATGCACAGCACATCAGGGATGCACTGGTAGCGCAAGGCATCACTGCCGAATGCGTGACGGGTGAAACACCATCCAACGAACGTGACCGGATCCTGAAGGAATTTAAGGCAGGGCGCATCCAAGCCCTGACTAATGCCAATGTACTGACCACTGGATTTGACGCGCCTAGCATTGATCTGATAGCCATGTTGCGCCCTACTATGTCCCCAGGTCTTTATGTCCAAATGGCAGGGCGAGGCTTAAGGATCGCCGAGGGCAAGACCGATTGCTTAGTCCTAGACTTTGCTGGTGTAGTTGAGCAACATGGCCCAATTACAGCAGTGAGGCCACCACCTAAAAAGGGTGACAGGGTAGGCGAGGCACCCGTGAAGGTTTGCGATAACTGCCAAGAGATATGTCATCTTAGCGTTAGAGAGTGCCCAGCCTGCGGCACGGAGTTTTCCGAGCCAGTAAAGCCAGCCTTGAAACTTTCAACGCTGGATATCATGGGAATTGAAGGCATTGATTTAGACGTTACCGCGTGGACATGGCGCAAGCATTTGAGCCGCGCCAGTGGCAAGGAAATGTTATCCCTGACCTATTACGGGGGTCTATCTGACCTGCCAGTGACTGAATATCTAGCAGTGACGCATGACGGTTATGCTGGTGAAAAGAGCCGCAGGCTATTGACCGACATGGCTTATAAAGCAGGCGTTGCGTTAGATTACAGCGTGGCAGATTTACATGAGATGGCGCAGCAGCTCACCGAGGGCACGCCACCAAGCGTTATTGAATACAAAAAAAGTGGAAAGTTTTTTACTGTACTTAAAAGGAGTTGGAATTAATGAGACATCCCGAACCTGAAATCGTTACGATCTACCTCAATACCCTTCGAGCCAAGCCTCCCAAAGTATGTCACCTTTGCGACAATTACAATAAGCACGGGGTTTGCGATGAATTTAATGACGTGCCTCCTGAGTCATTTGCAAGTGAGCCAGATCAATGCGAACTGTGGGTAGAGGTAATTCCGTTTTGAACAGCGAACATTTAGAGCAAGTGCGCTTAGTGTCATGGTTTCGAAAGACCTACCCCGATACCCGTATCCTGGCAATCCCCAACGGGGGCATCAGATCAGCCAGCCAAGGGGCTAGTTTAAAGGCCGAAGGGGTGAGTGCAGGGGTGCCCGACTTAGTGGTGCCTGCGTGGTTGCTTTGGATTGAGATGAAGCGCGAAAAGGGCGGCACGGTATCGCCAGCACAAAAAGACTGGATCAGTTACCTTGAGAGCATAGGCCACCAGGTCATCATAGGCTGGGGTTTTGAAGATGCTAGAGAGCAGATTATAAAAAAAGCCCCATACGGGGCTTAGAGGGGCTTGAGTGAGTCAGAGGTCAAGTAGTACCGCCAGCATAGCCGCCAGCAAGAGCGCCAGCAGCACAATCAAGGTAGCACTCTAGCACATACGCCCCGAACTTGATTGACACTGTAAATATCATGATTATTAATTCCATCATAAATATAGGTCAGGGCTTCGAGATAAAAACCCATCTCCTCCCTCAATTCATTAATTTGGGCCTGAAGATCTGCCACCGTAGGGGCTGGGGGTGCGAAGGGTGCAAGAGCCTGGGCTATTGTGGGGTGCATCATACTTTCCACTCCTCAATAAATTCAAGTTCCCAATCAGCATCATTTATATCTACACAATTGTTTTCTATGTCTTTCCATGCAAGGGCTTCGGCTTCGGTCATGTCATCAGCGTCAACCATAATGTTAACGTAACTGGTGCGTTTCAATTCTATTTGGTAGGTTCGCATGGTAGTCCTTAAAAGGTCAAAATATCAAAGTAGGCCAGCCCTAGCAAGGTTAAGCCAGCAGCGATAGCCAGCACGGCTAGCAGATCCATTGCAGCAGCCCTGCGCTTTTCTAGGGCTTCCTGACTGGGTGAATAGGTGTAGTGATGGTGCATAATTTATTCTCCAATTTCTAATTCAATCACTATCTCAATGTGATGCAAGTCATGTGCGATAAGGTTATTCACTGAGTTGCAAACAGCAGCATAGAAACCCGCCTGGGCTTGCAGTTGCTGACTATTGCTGTAGTTCATTGCTGCGTGTGTCCAGCGTTTACTTGCTTCGCTGATGTTTTCAAGGTCTGCTAGTGTCATGCGTGAAAGGTAAGCATTCAAAATGCGAGCATGGTCAATTTTAGTTTTGGTCATAATCAAACCCCTTTAGCCACTGACAAGCCACTTACCCGAAAGCACTTACCCGACGACAATTCAACGTCAATTGTCCCGCATGGGTGTATCTTCAAAACTTTAGCAAGGTAACGTTTACCATAAATTTCAACTTCAGCAAAATAGTTGTTTCCAATTTTAGTCATGATTTATTTCCTGTTGGTTATAGCCTGCAAAATGCAAACCCCTAAGCCCTCAGCAAGGGCTTAGAGGGTGCATTAATGCGACATTATTGGCGCACGGGTGGCGCGGGAATAAATCCAGTTCTCATAACGGGAAAACTCAACATTACCGCGCAAGCCTTCGCCCGTCACCAGTGGCAAGTTTTCAGGGTTTGGGGCACTATCACGCACCAGCATTAAACGGCCTGGGCCTTTACCCTGTACGCTGGGCCTACAGTACAAATACAATGCTTCAAAGCTGCCTTGATTAGTAAGCTGCTGCGCTAATGCTCGGCCTTGATCGGCGCAGTCTTTTACCAGTTGTCTATATTCGTCATTCATTTTATTTTCTCCTAAGTTATCGGGGCCTAAGCCCCATTGGTTTAATTTAGATACCAGCTTTCAAAATCTTATCAGCCGCGCCGAATATACGCTGGGCTGACTTATCGCTAATCTCGCCACCAGATAACCAACCCTGAATATACCCGCGTGACTCAATCAGACCAGGCAAGCCGAGCACGCTGCACAATATATAGGCTACTGACTCAGCTTCTACTTCGCGGATGTCCTTAGGTGTACGGTCATCATCATGCATGGCATGTTCTACAGTATGACCCAGCACAACATGGGCCAACTCATGAAAACGTGTTTTATGGGGCAATACAGCAACTGGATTGATTGCAATATTTTTACCCTGAGCATAACCTTGGCTATTGCCATTGGGTGAGTCGAATCGAACTTCAGTAATTTGCAGGGTTTCCAATGCTTTGCACTTGTCCCAGTTTGGCACTGGAATTTCATTTACATAATCCGCGCCCTCAGTCTGATCCAAAGTGAACCAGTTGTTTTTAAGGGTGAACCACTGAAAGCACTCACCAGTCTTAGCCCCTGCATCGTCTTTTTTGCTGATGGTTACAGGCATCACCAGTGCAATTGCCTTTTCACCCTTTTTAACTTGCCTGCCCAGCTCGGCCCAGCGTTTATAAGTTGCAATAGGTGCCAAGTTCATGCCCCTGCCTTGCAATTGTGACCATGCAAGCAATTGATTGCCCATCGAATAGTTGTGAAATGTGCTATAGCACTTTGAAATGATGCCTGGCTGGGTTACAGCATCAGTTAGCATTGTTGACCATGCTACGGTCTTTTGGTTTTCCATGATGATTCCTTTGGTTTAGGTGCTGCCCTTTGCTGCACCATGCAACAGATTATATGGCATTCAATCATCATGCAACAGAATTTATTGCACTATTTTCTAGGTGTTTACCCTATGTTTTGGTTTGAATCGTTTGAATCAATGCGTATTGATGCATCGATGCAAAAAGTGGCAAAAGCTTCGTTTCTTGAATCATTTGCATCACACCCTTAAGGGTGATGCATCGATACAAACGATGCAGACACTAAAACTAAGGGTAAACCCTATGATTTGAGTTGAGTTAGGGATTGTGAGAGAATTTCAGGCAACTAGGAGAATTTAGCGATGGCAGCGTTAAAAAATAGAGATGAACTAGCGGAGCTGGTGCCTGAATTTATGTCAGACGGTTTATCCATGCGCCAGGCTTGCATAAAAGCAGGCATGACAGCTCAAACATTTTTGAGGGCGGTTGATGCATCGCCTGCCTTGGCGGAACGTTACGCGCAAGCGCGTGGGGCTTTGCTTGATGC